CTCGGCGAAGGCTCAACGAATTCAGGGTGCTTTACAGTAGGTCTATCGATCTTCTGGTGGTGCCATCCGTTGACGTGCAGGTACTGCTTCGATGCTGCCTCGTAGATGGTGATCAGTCGGTTCGATACCAGCTCAGCGAGCAGCCCCTCCACCGCTAACGCAGTGATGTCGTCGCCAGGAAAAACGAGAGCTTTGATGGTCTTGGGGGACATCGGATGGTTGCCAGCGTCGTCGCAGAAGTTCCAGATCCCGATGAACAGGAGTCGAGCCATCGCCGAGCACTCCATGACCTGTTCACTGGTCCAGAACTCAGGCTTGATGGTGCGGATACGAGCCATTACTAACGCCCTCCTTGACTGACAGCCTGACGCGTCAGATTTCGCGAAAAGCCGAAAACTGACGTGGAATGAGCGGTATTGCCTGCATCGTCTGTGCGGTGCATAATCGGCCTCGTTGATGTTTCAGAAGACCGCCCTGCCAGGCGGTTTTTTTATGCCCGCAATTCGGGCGTTATGGGTGTCCAGCGCATCCGTGGTAGCTTTTTGCTTCCACACGAAAAGGCTATCGGAGGCCGGACATATGCGTTACAAGCAAAGCGCAGGGAAACTCCTTGAAACCCTGGCGAACGGTGCCCCCAGTGGCATTCGTGAGATCAGTCGAGATCCGTTTTTGGGCGACCAGATCAACAAGCTCTACTACGCTTACCCGTGGTTCTTGCTTGAGTATCTTGACAAGCAGTTGCGAGCCAAGCTCTACCTGCCATGGGAAGAGCCGGAACGATTCGAGCCCCTTCGGCTGCACTTGGCGATTACTCATCACTGGCGCCTTGAAGAGGTTCGCCTGCTGAAAGATGACGAGTTGCTGGATCTGCTTCGCCCTGAGCTGATGGCTCTCCAGCTCGAATCCGCTGATGTGCAAAACATTCTTGAGCGGCTGGATGATCTGGTAGCCCAGCCAATCCATCAGGATCTTCAGGCGCGCATCCGGACCGAGTAATCGCAGCTCGCTGCTTGGCGAGATCGAGAGCACGCTGGAGGTCACCGGCTCTGGCAAGCAAGCGCTCCATCTCGGCCTTGTGCCAGGCAGCTCTGTCCTCCATCGCCTCTAAACCATTCCCTTTGGGCCACAAAACCACCAAGGGGCCTTCAGGGCCGACATCCAGCGCTTCGATGCCCGCCAGGATCTGGTAAGCAGCCTCCACAGGAGTGCCCGTCGCTCGAGCCGCAATGGCTTGCAGCGCGATTTCCCGCTCCCGGTCGGAGAGAGGCGGCGGAGCATTACGCATGGGCGCCTCAGTGAAAGTGCTGCTCTGTTCGTTGTCCATCGCCCTCTCCTACTGGTTACATTCACAGGTGTATTGATCATCTACTGGCGAAACGCCACGAGCTGCACAATGCTCATCACGAAGCGGCCTTATCCTCTGGTGGATACAGATCTGGTCTCAGTTGATGGCGTGTCACTTGCCCGCTAACAGCCTTTTCAAACGGGATGACCAGATCAGCCGGCACCTTTTGATTCCGGTGAACGCATTGCCAGATTCGCGGCTGACTCGTATTGCATCTCCTTGCGAGTTCGGCCTGGCCGCCGGCCAAGCGCACCACCTCGTCAATGGGTCTTTCTGTCTTCGGCATGTCTGCGTGCCTCAATGGATCGTGCTCCCGATGATAACTCAAGTTATTGGTAAGGCAAACACATGTTATTTGATGACTAATAACGCGTGTTTTACCCTTGAAGGTATGACTAAAGCCTCCGAAGCACTCAAAGACCGAATTCTCGAAAGGCGCACAGCACTGGGCCTCAGCCAGTCGCAGCTCGCGGAGAAAGCAGGCGTTAGCCAGGTGACCATCCAGCATCTGGAGAGCGGCCGAAATTCCACCTCAAAAAAACTGCTCGACATCGCAAGAGCACTTGGCGTGACCGCAGAGTGGCTTGGCTCCGGAGAGGGGGCGGTTCGGACTGCGAGTAATGTTCAGCCCCTCAACATTGAGCCTGAGTCATTTCGCTATCCGGTTATCAGCTGGGTTGCAGCAGGCGCTTGGGCTGAAGCAGTTGAGCCCTTTCCCCCTGGGTATTCAGATCGATACGAGCTGTCCGATTACGACTCAAAGGGCACTGCGTTCTGGCTTGAAGTGAAAGGCGACTCAATGACCTCGCCAGTTGGAACAAGCATTACCGAGGGGATGCTGATCCTGGTCGATACAGAAGCTGAAGCTACGTCTGGAAAGCTGGTCATTGCCAAACTCGCCGACAGCAATGAGGCAACCTTCAAGAAGCTGGTCGAAGATGGGGGAAGGCGCTTCTTGAAGCCTCTCAATCCTGCCTACCCAGTTGAGATGTGCATGGAAGGTTGTCGCATCGTGGGAGTAGTTGTGCGGGCAATGATCAAGCTGTGACGCTTTAGAGCCAGAGGAACCCGGCAATTACGCCGGGTTTTTTTATGCCTGATCAAAGTAGTCTGATTGAATAATTTACCCGTAGCGTCACTTTACACGTAGCTACCTATTGCAATCTGAAGCCACAGCGGATAACTGTATGCACATACAGTACAAGGAGTTACCCGTCATGCTTCCCCTCGCTTTCTCTCATTCTCCTTCTCTTTCGTATGAGCGCCTTGGCCACAGGGTTCAGCAGGCGATCGCGTCGCCTCACGTGCAGAAAAGGCAGTTTGTAGAAGTCAGGCCATACCCGGATGAATCCCCTGCCGATTGGAGGCGATTGATCTCGGATCTCGAACAAACCACTGGAGTGAAGATTGAGACGTTGGAGTCAGGCCTGATTCGTATCGGATGGCGAGAATTCACAGAGGCATGAGCATGAGCCCGCATAACGCGGGCTTTTTTTGATCGGATTTATAACCTAGGTTATTGACACGTGACAAACTTGGGTTATTATTTCACCCATAACACAGGTTATAGGTTGCCTCGGCTTCCACTGTTCTTTACACAACCAGACGTGACCACCTCGACGCACCCAGGCCATTACCTGGGTCGGGACAAGCTAAGTCGTCGACCACGCAGCCTCTGGATAGCTGCCGGACTCCCCTCATGGGAGGACGCCAAATCATGCGAGCCACCTGATGCGTAGCCAGTAGCTGCAGCAGGCAGTGGTGGGGAAACCCGGCGACGAGCATGGCGCGGATCAAAAACTACAGGAGGAACCTGCCAATGAAGTAGCAAGCCCAGCCGGAACCCGGACCGGCAACACACGACGGACTGCCCCACTCAATGGGCCGCCGAGCTGCAGTTGGCAGTCGTGTAGCAAACCACCTGACCCCATGACCACCACGCCGAGGCCGATCGACGCGAGGTGATAGGGAAGCTCAAGGCCAAACGAACTGAGGGCGGGGCCGTCGGCGGCTGAGCTCGAACAATCACCGTTGATGCAATGCCCCGGCCTGTCGCCAGTAGCGAGGCCGGGTACCAGATCCACTTGTGACATCTGAGGAAGGAGGCATCGCCCAGCATTTCCTGATGCCTATTCGAAGAATTGGCTGAGGGATGCGAAACATGCATCCAGGCAGAAAAGGCAATCGTGCCAGACCATGATTTTTACGTCAGGAGACGTACCCATGACAGTAAACATCAGCAATCTAACGATCACGACCCCAGTGGCGACTTCATCAACCAACCCCGTAGCACTGGAGCTCAGCGGCGCCGACGCGATCGCTAAGTTTCCCAGCGTCGTGATGGTTCTGTCCGACGGATCAGTACAGCTTTCAGCTCCAACCAAAGGTGCATCAAGCAAGAGCACTCACCGCACCCGCTGCGAGTGGAAAGAGCCTATTTATTGGAGTTTGGCGAGCGCGGCCGAGCACATCAACATGCAGGAAATGACGCTCGCACAGGTCAACGGGGCGCAGAAGGTGGTGATCTCGCAGTTGCACGTCAAGGACGACGACAGTCCACCGGTGAAGGTCTTCTGGAGCAAAGGGAGCATCACCTTGGGATTCCGGCAGACGTTCAATCAGGCCACCCCAGTCAACACGACTCTGCTGAAAGGCGTTCCTCTCGGCTCGAAGTTCAAAGTAACCCTCCGCGTACTTGCCTCAGGCGCTTTGACTGTTACTGCCAGTTGCAACGGCAAGGCTGGGTCGAGCGGCAGCCTCCACATGGACAGTTCCTGGCGCTCATCGCTGCTGAATTTCCATGGCGGTGTTTATAACCAGATTGATTACACCGATGCGACTCCGGCGGAAGACGGATCAATCTGCATCATCAGCGATCTTGCGCTTACTCACACCTGAACCTCTTACAGCCGTAGATACGGCCCGATGCGCGGCTCCTACCGCAGATGCACAAGCCTGCGCACAGCTAGAAGAGGTTCCCGCCTGGCGAATGCCGGGTAGCACCCGCGGTGGCCAGGTCAAGCTGATTCGAAAGGGTGACTCCGGCACCAAGGCGTACAGATTGCACCTCGATGCAGATCTTAAAGCTCATAACTGTGGGCTTTACGTCGCGTAAAGCCCACCACCATCAACCTTAAATCGACTACATCGGTCGTGACGTTCGCCCTCCCCTGGTCCGGGATGTAGCGGCAGCGAGCGTCACGACCAATGCAGCCCAAAGGAAGCGGACTCAAATGGCGAAGTCGTTCAAGCAAATGATCAAGGATGGCGAGGTACGGCGTGCCGATGCCATGAAGGTTCAACTAGAGGACCTGCACGAAGAACCCGGTTTCAACCTCCGCACAGAAGGTGACGCACTGGAAGCGAGCATCAGCGCTCTCGCAGAGTTCATTGCGGCAGGCGGTCAAATTCCACCGTTGGAGGTTCGCCCACGGCCAGAAGGCGGTGTTTGGCTTGTTGATGGTCACCGCCGGCGCCGAGCGCTGTTGAAGCTCGATGCCGAAGGCCGGCTCCCTCGGATACCCAACAAAGAAAGGCCTGAGGTTCTGGAAGCTTGGGTTCCGGTAATCGCCTTCGAAGGAAGCGACGCCGATCGGGTAGCGCGCATCATCACCAGTCAGGAAAACGAAAAGCTCTCCCCTCTTGAGCTGGCTGACGGCTACAAGCGCCTTCGCGCGTTCGGCTGGTCTGTGGAGCAGATAGCCGCAAAGGTCGGCAAGACGCGGCAGCACGTCGAGCAGGTGCTCACAGTTGGTAACGCCAACACGGATGTGCAGAACCTGGTAGCCGCCGGCCACGTTTCAGCGACGACAGCTGCACAGGTCGTTCGAGAACACGGCGACGGTGCCGGGAAGGTACTCGGTGCCGAGCTGGTGAGAGCCCAGGCGAGCGGCAAGAAACGAGTAACAGCAGGCTCGATGAAGGGGCCCTCGATACCGAAGCCCAGGCTTGAAGCAGTACACACCGCATCACGCAATTTAATTGCATCGCTGCACTCGATCGATGAGGACAGCCGATCCCTCTCCATTCCCACTGCGCTTGTCCTGCAACTGCGCGAAGCCCTGGACGGCGCCAAACCGAGATAACAGCTCATGGACACGATCACTTGCGGCTCATGGATTGGCCAGCTCGGCAAGGCGCTGGCTCCGCGTGAGCTCGAAGCATTGCTGTGGGTGGCTCAAGGGCTCACCACCAAAGAAATCGCCCGCGAAATGGCAGTCAGCCCCGGCACCGTGGCCAACCGCATTGAGGCCGCGCTGTTCAAGCTGGAGGCCGGCCGCCGAATCGAGGCGGTTACCAAGGCCATGCGCCAACAGATCATCAGTCCTCTCTGCATCGCCCTCGCAGCCCTCATCGCCATGCACGCTGTGATCAACGACAGCGACCCCATGCGCCGCGACCGACGAGCGCCGGAGCGCCGCACCGCCCAAGTTCGAATAGTTCGCAAGGCCGAGGCCTTCGAATACCACGCCTGACCCACCCGAGGATCACCCCATGCAGACAGCAATGCACCCGGCCTTCCAAGAGAAGGTGGAAGGGCTCAAAGCCCTGCTCGAGTACAGCAAGTTGGTCAAGGCGGAAGCCATGGCAAAAGTCAGCGCAGGAACGCCGCGCTACCAAGCTTCGGGCAAGGGTAACACCTGGGATGTGGTAGAAATCGCCACGGGCGCCGTTCAGGGCTTCGCCTTCAGCTACCGAGCTGCGTTGCGGTTCGTGGATGCAATGGAAGCCGGGGCGGCAACCAAGACAGGCACGCGGCAATGAGCAAGCGCAAGCCGCACAACATACGCTCCCGGCTGGAGCGGACCTCCCGGGCCTTGGCCTCGGCCAACCACGCCGCCGTCGTGAACATCGACCCCAGCGGCCAGCAGGTGTTGATCAACTGGAAAAACCTCAAGCAGATCTGCGTGCGCCCGGTCGTTGATGCCGTGTGCGACATCCCACACCGATGGACCATCTACTTGAGCGTGCTGTGCCGGACAGAGCTCGGCGAGCGATACCACAAGTCGATCGAGGTCGCGCCACAGGGCAACTACCGGGCCGACCACCTGACCGACGTAATCGAGACTACCTACACCGACCTTCGGGCCACGGCCAACCCTAACCACTTGGTCGCGGCCGGCTGGATCGCCATACCCACCGACACAACGCTCGACGAAGCAGAGGCCGCAAAGATCTTTGCCGCTGTCGGCGCCTGGAGCCAGCGAAAGACAACTTAGGTCAGGATGACCGGAGCTTTTTCTTGGTTTCGTGCGCAATCAAAGCAGACGCGATTAGAAGCGCCACGCCTTCATAAAAAGCAAAGCCGATGATCCCGCCCCAAACAGCCCACGGAAACTCGAAAGCCGCATTGATTTTCAGAATCAGGTCGCCTTGATCAGCAGGTATCAGCTTGAGAATGGTGCTCTTGGTATAGCTTGCAGACATTTGCCAAGCCATCGTCCCGACCGTCGCCACAGTGAAAATCTTTGTGAACCAAGGACTAATGTACTCTCGGTAAAACTCTGGCTTCTGCCACGCAGCAGTAGCTATCGCTACCAACATTGCGGTCAGTAACCCCCACAGAAACGTCTCCACAATCCATCTCCTTTTTTGCGGGCCTATTCATAGCCCGCCGTAATACCTCAATCACGTAAAACATTCCACATCCTTTCACCGCCTCAGCCGGAGAATCCACCATGCCTATTCACCACGCAGTGATGCACTTCATCGACAAGAGGCCGGACGGCAGCCCCGCAGCCCTGCACATGGCCAGCGCCAGCCTGCCGGAAAGCGGCGCCATCGAGAACCTGGTGAACGCTGTGAACGACGGCTACAACGCCAAGACCGGTAAGGCCTGGGGCTTCTTCCATGGCGAATCCGGTGCCTACCCCCTCAGCGGCTGGCTTGCCAAGGTTGTCAGCGGCGACATGCAGTTCCTCGACTTCACGCGCACCGCGGTTGAGCACCTGACGCGCCTCATGGAGGAATCCAACCTGGCTGTTGGTGGGCACGTCCTGTTCGCCCTGTATCAGCAAGGGCTGACCGACTACCTGACCATCGCCATCCTGCGCCAAGCAGAGACGATCTCGGTTGCCGATGACCTCACCGTTTCGGTTTCGCGCCACCTCGATACCAGCGCCCCACACTTCGCCGCCCGGATCAATCTGAGCGAGTGGAAGAACAACCCGGCGTCGCGGCTGTACATCTCGTTCATCAAGAGCAAGAACGGCAAGCGGCTTTCGCACTACTTCCAAGACTTCATCGGCTGCCAGGAAGGGATCGACAGCCCAGGCGAAACCCGCACGCTGCTCAAAGCCTTCAAAGATTTCGTAGAGGCCGAAGAGCTTCCTGCCGAAACCGCCAGCGAGAAGAGTCAGCACCTGGTGGCCTATGCCCAAGCGCAGGACAAGATCGGCGAGCCGGTCAGCCTGGATGACCTGTCCGAAGCTCTCGACGAAGACAAGCCGAAAACCTTCGTCGACTTCATCCGGTCCGGCGACTACGGGTTATCCGAAAGCTTTGCCGCCGACAAGCGCACCCTGACCCAGTACCGCCGCTACACCGGCCGCGCCGAAGGCATGTCGATCAGCTTCGAAGCGCACCTACTCGGTGAGCGCGTCGAGTTCGACCCGGCGAGCGCTGCTTTGACCATCAAGGACCTGCCAATACCGCTGATTGACCAGCTCAAACGTGCTACAGCGCTTGATTCTTAATACTTCTTAGTGGCCCTTTCGGAAATTTACCTGTCAAGCCTTCTGCCTTAACAGGCGCTCGATCTCTCCGACAGTTATCGCATAAATACTCATCGCCTCCCGATTTATTTGCTCCATACTACTATCAAAGTTTTCTTGTGGACCTCCGCCGAGGCAAAGTCTGAATGCCTCTATAAGCTGATCGGGCCGTTCTAAAGAAAGCAAAGCAAACTTATTGGGAGTGCCGACTATACGAGACTCCTCTTCAGCAGTCAGAAACCCCACGGCTGCGGCCCAAGCTTTGTTGTAACCTGCTATTGCATCTAGCATCTGCTGCCTTTTCTCAAGCTCGCGGGAGCGCAACTCAGGATCAACTTCGCCGCCATGAGCAATCTGATAGTCACACGATCTTTTTACAGCCAACAGAAATCCTCGGTAGCTGTAAAGATCGGTCGCTGCGACTTTCAAATCTTTTAGTGTTGAATACCGTTCCGCATGCCGAAACTGATACCTCCATGCGCTAAGTGTAATCACAGCTACGACACATGCAATTATAGTTGCTACGTAGCTTGTGGCCTCAAGTGCATCAGCGACCTTCAGGTCGACCAAAAGGGGGGACCAGACAACGCCACAAAAAAATGCTCCAACGATAATCGCGAACAACACAACTCCATCAACTAGCGACATTTCCTTGCCTCTAACAATTAGTCGGTCTTAAATAACCCATTCTGCATTGAATGGCCACCGTGCCGCATCCGACTACGGAGGGCGGCGCATGCATGGAGAAACACAATGCCGCAAATCGACCGCAGCGCCAGCGTCATCTTCAGCGACGCAAGCATCATTATCCGCGAACCGCACCCGGGTCGTCTGCCGTGGGAGGCAGAGAAGGCCTGGGAGCGAAAGTATCGCAACCAGGTATTGAAGCGCATCGTGCAGACACTGAACCGCCTTGGCTGGACCTGCGACATGCCAGAGCTACGCGAGCGCGACAAGCATGATCAGTACGGCATCGCGGAGAACTCTCGCCGCAACAAGCGGGTGTGCAGCAAGGGCGAACTGAAAGCCGATCTGGATCTGTCAGGGGCATCGATCACCTTCCAGATGTTCCAGAACGTGAACGCGCCTGATCGCCCTGATCATGATGGCCGGTACCAGAGCGACAAAGAGAAACACATGTCCTACCTGATGCGCCTGGAAATGGAGCGCACACGCCGCAGGATCCGCGACTACCTCTGCAATGTGTTCAGAGGATACTACTTCGACACCGAGGCTATGAGGACGTTTGGAAACCGTAAAGTTGGGCCTGGCCACCTCACGGCGCTCGCGCGAATCCAGTTGTACTACGAGCAGTCTTGTCACTTCAAAGGCGAGAACTGGGACAAGTACAAGACGCGCCCAGGCATGACCTACAACCTCGACTCCGCAGAAGGCGTGAATCTTGAGCACGGCCAAACCGTATGGTTCACCGACCGCAAAGGCCGCTGGCAGCGTGGTCAGGCGCTCTACAACATCAATAATATGTGGTGGGTAGTCACAGGGCCATACAGCTACACCAATCTGTGCTGCAACGAACTTCATACAATTCCGCCCGAGTCGCCCCTAGTCAAGGTCAACCTAGCCCGGAGGCGGAAGCGTCTGGAGGTGCTGATGTCCCAAGCCGCCGCCAAGATGGACTTCAAGCGAGCAGAGGTGCTGAAGAACATCCTCTTCCCGCCGCAGGAATCGCTGTACATGATCTGGTCTGATCGGCACGGCGGCGCCTACTTCGGGCCGAACTATAGCGGCTACACCTGTGACACGAACCAGGCCGGCAAGTACACCCGCGCAGAGCTGAAGCCCTACCTGGGCGATGCTGACGAGAAAGACCACCTCCGCGCCGTACCGGTTCGCGCCGCCGCCTGACCTGCGCTGCCCGCCAGCGCCTTCCCCTATTCAACGATAACGCCTCCCGGCGAAGTCACTGAACTAAGGAATCAGCGCAAGGATTGCCTGAGTGACCGCGGCGAGTGATGCGAGACCAGCGGCGACCTTGTTCCACTTCGATTGTTTTTTCATGGTGGCTTCAAGATCGGTCCGGCTGCCGTCCTCATGCTTCCACACAACTGTCGAGCCGGGAAACTTTGCTGGCACATGAGCAGCAGCAGACTTAGCCCAACTGAACGCTGACCCAACCGACGTCAGGCACAGAAAGGTTACCAAGGCAGTTTTCAGGTGTTCCATTCTCGAATTCCTAGATTTTGCAGCTATTTACCTCACTCCGTCAGATAACGCCACCCCGGCGAGGACCTACCATGTCCAATCGAATCGTCTGCCAGTTCAGTTGCGGCGCCGCTTCGGCGGTGGCCACCAAGTTGGCCCTGGCCGAGTACGGCAGCACGCACGACGTGCAAATCATCAACGCGTTCCTGGCCAACGAGCATGAGGACAACCGCCGGTTCGCCCAGGACTGCGAAGCCTGGTTTGGCCAGCCGATCACCGTCCTGCGTGACGAGAAGTACGGCGCCGACGCTCACGAGGTGTTCCGCCGCGAGCGCTACATGAAGGGCCGAACCGGCGCACCCTGCACCAAGATCCTCAAACGGCGATTGCTCGACACTTGGAAGCAGCCAGGCGACGTGATGGTGTTCGGTTACACCGCCGAGGAGGCAGATCGCCTGGATGACTTCCGGGAGCGCAATCCAGACCGCCCGGTGATCGCCCCGCTGATTGATCGAGGCCTAGGCAAGGACGACTGCAAGGCCATCTTGATGCGCGCAGGCATCGAGCTGCCGCTTATGTACCGGATGGGCTACGACAACGCCAACTGCATCGGCTGCGTGAAGGGCGGCGAAGGCTACTTCCGGGCGATCCGCCAGGACTTCCCAGAGCAGTTCGAGGCGCTGTGCGCCATCCAGGACGACTTGGGCGAAGGCTCCTACCTGTTCCGCAACCGCGCCACCAACGTTCGCTTCTCCCTTCGTGATCTCGGCGACGGCCCAGTTCGGCGAAACGAGAAACTGCCCGCCTGCTCCTTCTTCTGCGAGCTTGCCGAGGCCGACATCATCGCCCGCGCATAACCGGAGCCATCATGACCATTACCTACGGAAGCGTCTGCAGCGGCATTGAAGCTGCGACCGTAGCCTGGCACCCGCTGGGCTGGCGTGCCGAGTGGTACGCCGAGATCGAGCCATTCCCCTGCGCGGTTCTGGCTCACCACTACCCCGAAACGCTGAACCACGGCGACATGACCCGCCTGGCTGCCATGGTGCTGGCCGGCAAGATCCCGGCGCCTGAGGTGCTGGTCGGTGGCACTCCCTGCCAGGCCTTTAGCGTGGCCGGCATGCGCGAAGGCTTAGCTGATCCCCGCGGCGCCCTCACCATCAAATACGTGGAGCTGCTCGATGCAATTGACCATGTTCGAATCAAGCGCGGCGAGCCCGAGTCCACTTGCCTCTGGGAAAACGTCCCCGGCGTCCTCTCCGACAAAGGCAACGCGTTTGGCTGCTTCCTCGGCGCCCTGGTGGGCGAATCCGAAGAACTCCAACCGCCAGGGGGTAAATGGAAGGACGCTGGTTGTGTGTATGGACCCACGCGAACAGTCGCATGGCGGATTCTGGATGCCCAATATTTCGGCCTGGCCCAACGACGCCGCCGTGTGTTCGTTGTCGCAAGTGCTCGAGCAAGATTCGATCCCCTCGAAGTACTTTTTGAGCGCGAAGGCCTGCGCCGGGATACTCCGCCGCGCCGAGGCGAGGGGCAAGCAACTGCCGGCACAATTACAGCAAGCACTGGAGGCGTCGACGAAAACGACGCAGCAGACGGACGCTTGACCGTATTCGGCGGGAACAACACGGCGGGACCGATCGATATAGCACCTGCGCGCAACGCATGCGCGAGCGCCAGCGGAAGGCTGGATTTCGAATCCGAGGCTTTTGTTGTGAGCGGCACGCTCCAGGCCAATGGGAAAGCGGCCGGCAGCGCTACCCAGCAGGATGCTGAGAATGGAATGCTGGTGGTGCACGGCACGCAGGATCCCGACGTGCTGAATGACCTTGTCCACCCGCTGGGCAGGAACAGCGGACGAGAAAACGCCCTACTCGCTTTCAGCTGCAAGGATCACGGAGCCGATGCAGGCGACTTGGCCCCGACGCTTCGGGCCATGGGTCACGGCGCCAGCCACCCAAACGCCGGCGGACAAGTTGCGGTGTGCATCACCGGCGATATCACGCGCACACTGAAGGCTGAGGGCTTCGACGCCAGCGAGGACGACACGGGCCGTGGGCAGCCAATCGTTGCTCACGCCATCCAGGCCGGCGCTCTGCGCCAAAACCCAGCGAGCGGTCCAGATGGCGTTGGGGTGCAGGCCGATCACGCATACACATTGGAAGCACGGGCAGAAGTCCAAGCCATTCAGACCGATGCGCAGGTACGCCGCCTCACTCCACGGGAGTGCGAATGGCTCCAAGGCTTCCCCGGCGACCATACCCGCATCCCCTATCGCGGCAAGACCGCCGATGAATGCCCGGACGGGCCTCGCTACAAGGCGATCGGCAACAGCAAGGCCGTCTTCGTCGTCCGCTGGATCGGCCAGCGCATCCAACAACAACTTGAACGTCTCGCTTGAGGTTACCCATGCCCACAGAAAACCGATCCAGCAGTACTGAAATAGCCAAATGCGAAAGCGCCATTCCCAGCTATCAGGCAATCCCCCCAGGTGGCAATGCAAGACGCTCAATCCTCCGACCTAGCATCCGCGATTAGGGATTTGCTCGGGATTATTGCGGTAAAGCTACCGGTGAAACTGTGCCTTAGCTCCCTCGGCATCTCAAAAGAGAAATGGACAAGCCACGAGCCATCGCCAAGTTCGAGCGTATCCGTGCGGTACCGCTCCACTTGAGCTTCATCAATACCCACTTCCTCGGCGACTTCTTGATTTGTCGGCACGGGATCCATTGGTTTACGTCTCCTTGCTGTGGATCGGGGTTTAATGAGCTCAAGCGTGCAAAGCGTTTCCAGCAGGATTACGTCCCTCGCCCTGGCGAAACAACAGAGGATAGTCGGCTGGTTAGCCGGAGCACTGTTGTACTCCCTCTAGACTCAGGAAACTTTTATACGCACTGCGAGCGCGAAGACACGGCACCAACCGCACGATTCAAAACTGCGATTGTCCCGGGGGTTTGGTAAGGATCAATCCACTGCCAGCTATTGCTGGCCAAAAGACCGCCTATAGCGATCAACCTCAGGTTTTCCGGATCCAAACCTAGTTGGTCTGCTGCAGCAAGCACTGAAAGCAATGCTTGCTCCAATTGAATTTCCAATTCGTTAACTGAAGACATGGGTCTGTCCTCCAAACGTTTCAGCCCTCACCTACCACTTACGGCGGCTGACCTCGGTTTGGTAGCAGGGTTTCCATAAGCCAAGCGACGAGCGCGTCCAACGCCCCAAGCCAAAGCCCTAGTCATCGACTCGCCAGGCCTAGAGTTGAAGGCTTCTTCGTGCAGCACAGTACCAGATGGCGCATAGACACCTATGAACATCTGCGTGCTACCAGTGCGAGATAACCTGACTTGCACATCGATCTGAGTGCCATCATCAAGAATCTCGTCATGGGTTCGATGGTGAAGGCTGAGGTCTGCCCAATCCCAAAACAGTTGTCCTCGATTTCTCATAATTCCTCCTGAAACTTCGGTGCGTTCTCCTTGGTAGTAGAAATCAAAAATAGCGAACCTATCCCGCTAGACAACCACATTTTGCGTATCTGAGTACTAAATCTGACAACCGGCCAAAACTTATACATTTTTCCTATCCTGTATAGCTTTCATAGGAGCTTCTACAACTCTTCACTGATAGTCATAGCGAATTTCATCCACTCCTCGAAGCTTTTGAGCTGATTTGCAAGCTCCTCCTCCCAAGAGAGGCTACCTGATGAGCTGTATGCCACTCGGTTCATCAATGAAGAAGTCGACCTATCGAGTTCTCTGAGGAGCTGGTACGCACGGTATCTCTGGTCGGAATCAAGCATTTCTTTTCTCTCACAGCTCTCCGAACTCTCACAGCCCCACTACCGGTTAGCGGGGCTAGCTGGCCGTATGCCATGTAGACAATCCACACCCAATTTCATTCCTGATGAAAGCTGAAAAACAACGGCTTTAAGGAGAAACCATGCCGGCAAAAATCAAGCTCATCCAATCTGTGGCCGTCGAGCGCGACGAGAACGGGTGGTGGCACCATCCCGGAATTTCCGACTTTTGCGGTATTGAAGACCCGGCCCCGTACAAGGCCTGGACCGCCGAGCAAGGCCTGCAACTGAAAACCTGGGACATGGATGCAGACCTGGACTACCACCCCTACTTCGACGGCGAGGCCCACTGCAACGGATGGGAACCAGAGTCGCCTGGGCCTGAGCGATTCCTGATGGGCATCTTCGACACGGAGGACGGCCCGCATGTGCAATGGGCCCGGCGCGAGGTTACACCATGAACCAGGCAAAGGAGCGCCCGATCCTGTTCAGCGGGCCGATGGTCCGCGCCATCCTGGACGGCCGGAAAACTGTCACCCGCCGCCCTATCAAGCCGAGCATGCGGGGATTTGATGTCTCGTTCGAACTTCACCAGCAGGATGACGGCTCTTGGCGACCGCTGCACACGTTCGACGAGAGCTGTATGGACGATCAAGGCACCGAGCACCCGGTCGTTTGCCCTTATGGCAAACCAGGTGACCGCCTGTGGGTCCGCGAGACCTGGTACTGCGATCATTTCGAAGTGATGCGCGGCCCCTATCTCAAGCCGGCTGATTTGGACGTTACTGAGGCTCGCGGCGACGGAACGCTGGTCTACGCCGCTGATGGGCTAACACCGTACGAAGCCGATCAGCCCGCTTGGAAACCCAGCATCCATATGCCCCGCTGGGCCAGCCGCATCCTGCTGGAAGTCACCGACGTGCGCGTCGAGCAGCTGCAGGCCATTTCCATCGGCCAGATCTGCAAGGAGGGCCTGGCGCGCTCGATTTACGAGTTCATCCCTGTGACGACGGCCTTTGACGCTTTCGCCGAGGTGTGGGACTCGATCAACGGGCCTGGAACATGGGAGGCCAATCCATGGGTCTGGGCTGTCGAGTTTAAGCAGGTGCAGCCATGACCCGCCTCGCCCTCTGCCTCCTGCTGCTGGCCACCGGCGCCAGCGCAGACCCGCTGCCGCATGGCGTCCGCGTGTTCCATGACGATGAGCGCGGCGCGACCTGCTGGCTGTACGGCTTCAGCTCGCCCGGCGGTATCAGCTGCATCCCCGACAGCCAGCTGCAGGCCGGCAACGAGCGCCAGCTCTCCCCGCACGAAACCCAACCCGAACCTACACCCGCTCTGGCGCCTGGGCGCTGGATTGATGAGAGGTATCAGCTGTGAGCAAAGCCGCCCGGAAAGATGTGCTCGACGAGATGACCAAGGAAGACCTGGTGGAGTGGATCAGGTCTCAGCACTTTTTCATGAAGCCCAAGAAGAGCGATGTGCTGTATCTGCGCTGGAAGCGGCAATCGGCAGACGTTCTGGCCGAAATGGAGAAGGAGAACCGCGCGCTTGACCATCTGGACTTCAGCGAGCGGGATCGACTGGCTCGGCAGTTCAACGCGTCAAAAGATCCAAGTGAGCGGCTTCGACTGGTCGAGAAGATCGAGCCTTATAACAAGGCCCTGAGAGACCACCTGAACCGCTCCGAGGCGATCAACCGCAAGCAAAAGCGAGTGGATGCACTCTACGACCAGATCGGGGTCGAGCGGAAAAAGGAGTGCCGATGATGACCGACCTGATTGAAGTGAAGGCGGCCGACCTGGTCGGCGAGGCGCTGGGGTGGGCCGTGGGCAAGGCCGAAGGGCTGGACGTGTTCCTGGCACCGCCGGAGTACGGCAACCCCTGGCGGGTGTTCGCCCGGTACCGCGCCACAGTGACCGAGCACACCAAGCGCTACAACCCTTGGGAAGACTGGGCGCTGGGCGGGCCATTGATCGATAAGCACCGCGTTCAAACGAGCTTCAACGGTAGCGGCTTCAGCCGAAGCCCAACCGGAGAACACTGGTGCGCGTACGTGTGCAAGGCCAGCGGCCAGGAGGTCTTTCCAAGCGGTGGCGGCCCGAGCACCCTCACTGCCGCCTGCCAAGCAATAGCGCAGGCCAAGCTCGGCGATACCGTCCAGGTACCGAAGGAGCTGATGCCGTGAGCGCCGCAGCCAAAGTGCTAGACCCTTGCAGCGCCAGCCGCATGATGTGGTTCGACAAGGAAGACCAGCGCGCTCTGTTCGGCGACATCCGCGATGAGGAGCACCTTCTCTGCGATGGCCGGGTGCTAAAGGTTGAGCCCGATGTGCTGTTGGACTTCCGGACCCTGCCCTTCGAGGACCAAACCTTCCGCCTGGTCGTATTCGACCCGCCTCACCTAACCCGGGCCGGCGTGGACAGCTGGATGCGTGCTAAGTACGGAGTGCTCACCAGCGACTGGCGGGAGGACATCCGCCAGGGCTTTGCCGAGTGCTTCCGCGTGCTGGAGCCGGAGGGAATCCTGATCTTCAAATGGAACGAAACCCAGGTGATGGTCAGCGAGCTGCTGGCCCTGACCGAAGAGAAACCCCTGTTTGGCCACAAGTCCGGTAAACGCGAAAAGACGCACTGGATCACCTTCATGAAACGCTTCGCCGCCTAACCCCCTTCCCTACAACTCAAGCCCGTCGACGGATCGTCCAGAAGTGCGTCGCAGCTAGCAACACTCCAGGAATAGCCATGCCCAGTCCGCTGTAGGTGAATGCAGGCTGGTCTGACAGCAGGCCGCCCATAACGAACCCGATGCCCGTGGGTATCAGCGTGACAGCTACGTAGCCAAACGGCTTCCTGGCTTCCTTTGCCATTTCAATGCTCCTTGTTTTGGGGGCACTATTTAAACATGCGTGCCCGCCGCTGTGCGCGGGCGAGGAACCTCTATGTCTGAACGCAAAACGATGTGCATCTACCATGGCAACTGCGCTGACGGCTTCGGCGGCGCCTGGGTCGTTCGCAAGGCCTTGGGCGACCAGGTCGAGTTTGTGGCCGGTGTGCACGGTCAGGAGCCACCTGATGTCACCGACAAAGACGTGATCATCGTCGACTTCAGCTACAAGTACGACGTGCTAGCACGGATCAGCTGGAAAGCCCGGAGCATCATCGTCCTGGACCATCACAAATCCGCAGCTGAGGACCTTGCTCAGTTCCCGCCGTTCCATGCTGGGGTTCGATTAGATGGCCGGCACGCCGACGGATCTACTGCGCTGGGCTGGGAAAGCGCGCACACCTTCATGAGCTCGCAGAACTCACCTGCGATCGCCTGCTGCTTCGACATGAACCGCAGCGGCGCCATGCTCGCTTGGCGCCACTTCTTCGCCGAGCAAGAGCCGCCAATGCTGCTGCGCCACATCGAGGACAGGGACCTGTGGCTGTTCCATTTGGATGGAACCCGCGAGATTCAGGCCAACCTATTTAGCTATCCCTACGACTTCGAAGTCTGGGACACGCTCATGGCGACTGATGTGCAGACCCTCCGCTCGGATGGCGCTGCGATTGAGCGAAAGCACCAGAAGGACGTTGCCGAGCTGGTGGCTGTGACCAAGCGCCGCCTGGTCATCGCCGGTCACGATGTGCCGGTGGCCAGCCTGCCCTACACGCTCACCAGCGACGCCGGCCACCTGATGTCGCAAGGCGAGCCGTTCGCGGCCTGCTACTGGGATACACCGGAAGGCCGAGTCTTCAGCCTGCGCAGCAATGATGATGGCCTAGACGTCTCGGAAATCGCTAAGCAGTACGGCGGTGGTGGCCACCGCAATGCCTCCGGTTTCCGAGTGCCATTTGGCCACGAACTGACCAAGTAACTCCCCCTCCTTCAACAAAGCCCGGCGGCAACGGCTGCCGGGCGAGGATGACCTATGTCTGCAATAAACCGATTCCACGAAGTCGCCAACGATGCACTGGTAAAAATCAGCAACCACCTGACGGCGGAAGCCAAGCTGTCACTAGTGATCTACACCCCGGGCGAGCCAGAGCAAGACATCCTCCTCAAGGGACCCGGCGTCGATGCAGACGAGGTCGTGAACACCGTACGCCGGCGGGGCGGCCTTAGCCTTGATGGTGACAACGCCTACAAGCGCGGGATATGCGATGTAGCCGTAGGCGCCATGGCTGCCGGGAAACAGAGCATCAACCAGCCGCCCGAGGGGCATTGGGGTCAGCGGTTCTGGGATATCGGCCGGGCTGAGAGGGCACTGCAGGAAGAGCTGATTCAGGCGCTCCGACTGGTCCGCAAAGAACTGGACGCCTGCCAGCGGGTGATTCACTACGCCGGTGGCTTCGATCCGGCTTACGTCGATGACGCCCAGGTCGCTCTCAAGGCTACTGACGCAGTTTTGGCCAAAGCCCCTCTCTGACCACCGACCTGCTGCCACCGGCGGCGTGGAGACCATCCATGGAAACCGAAACTACCGGTGACGTTGACAAAGTCACCGAACAGCGAATGGCCGAACTGATCGGCTGCACTAAACGCTCACTGGAGCATCGGCGCTTGGATGGGAAGATACCCGCAGGCGTCTGGATGAAGCACGGCGGCCGGATCATCTACAGCAAAAAGAGGTATGACGAATGGCTGGAAAGCCAATGGGTTTACCCCGTGGGGTCGAAATCTTCCGCAACTCCCTCCGCATTCGTTTCACATGGGACGGTATCCGTCGATGCGAAACGCTCCCCTATCCCCCGACACAAAAAGGGATCAAGGCTGCATCCAACCTTCGCGATCAGGTAACCAGTCTCAACAAACTCGGCCTCCTTGACCAGGACAAGTACGCAGAGCTGTTCCCGAGTTCACAGGCTGCGGTCGGCGGTAAGCCGACCTTCGGCGAGTATGCACAGCTCTGGCTCGACAGCCGGGAAATCACCCGGGGCACGCATAACAACTATAAAAGCGCCCTGAACCTCTACTGGGTACCACGACTGGCCATGGTCCGTGTCGACCTGATCACGACCAACCTCCTCCGCCGCGTCATCATTGAAACCGAGTGGACCTCGGCAAACGTGAAGCGCAATGCGATCACCCGATTGTCGACGATCCTTGCGGCAGCGTCCCGGGAGGGCCTGCTAGTCAAGAACCCCGCCGAGCTAATCGAACTGCCGAAGCGGTCGAAGAAGGAGATTGACCCATTCAGCCTCGCGGAAGCCAATACCATCATCGACAAGCTTTACCAGCACAAGCACTGGCCCAGCCTCATCTACGCCGCTCTGTTTGAATTCATGTTTTTCACCGGGCTCCGCCTGTCTGAGGCCCTGGCCGTGCGCTGGGACGTGATCGACATGGAGAAAAGGACAGTACACGTCAAGAGAACCGTCGCTCTGGGCGAGGTTGAAGAAAGGACGAAAACTGGCAGGGACCGGTTCGTGCTGCTGAACGATCGGGCCTTGCGTGCGATTCAGTTTGCCAGGCAGTACGCGGATCGCCGGAGGGATGGCAAGGGAGCGGTGACCGAAACACCGTTCCTGTTCCCGCCGTCGAAGAACGCCGAGTACGTGAAACAGACCTCCGACCTCCACAAACAGTGGGTGCCTGTGCTGAATGAATTGGGGATCAGACGTCGCCCCCCATACAACTGCCGTCACACCTATGCGACAATATGCTTAATGTCCGGCCTCAACCCCGCATTTATCGCCCAACAGCTGGGTCACAGCGTTCAGATGCTGCTGTCGACGTATGCCCGTTGGCTTAACTCAAGCTCCGACTGGAGCGAGCTGGAAAAACTCAAGATTGGTATCAAATCGGTATCAGCTGAAAGCCCAGCGTCGTAAGTTACTGATAGGTAAGCCCTTTGATCTCCACCGCTAACATCACCATGCAGTTCGGCTCCAAGCCGCTGTTTGAAAACGTTTCCGTCAAATTCAACAACGGCAACCGCTATGGCCTGATCGGCGCCAACGGTTGCGGCAAGTCGACCTTCATGAAAATCCTCGGCGGCGACCTCGAGCCGTCCGGTGGCCAGGTCATGCTCGAGCCGAACACCCGCCTGGGCAAGCTGCGCCAGGACCAGTTCGCCTACGAGCAATTCACCGTGATCGACACCGTGATCATGGGCCACGGCCAGCTGTGGAAGGTCAAGGCCGAGCGCGATCGCATCTACTCGCTGCCGGAAATGACCGAGGAAGACGGCATGGCCGTCGCCGAGCTTGAAACCGAATTCGCCGAGATGGACGGCTACAC